GCTTTTTCTGCACCTTGACAAATGCCACGCAAAAGTCTATATTTGACGATATAAACACGTTTTTACCGTTTACGCTATAAGTCTATGCTTTTATAAAAAATGCTCTATGCGGTCAAATTATGAGCGTGTGCGATTATGCTATGTGCCGTCAGTCCGACAGAATACCGGACACAAGGTGCCGAAAAGTCCGCAATTTTTCCGGCGATTCCGCACTACCTCCAACCTTGAAATCGGTTCAAAATCGGTGTGAAATTTTGAAAATTTCTGAACTGAAAAATCGAATAGAAAAACGCACCCCAGGGGGGTTCAAAAAATTTTGCAATTGGGGCGTAGATATTTTTTGAAAAACAATTTTGAAATTTCGAGTTGATTTTTAGGGTACGGGGGATATGAAAAACGTTGCATTTTTTACTCCCACCAATATTAAAATATTGATAGGCTTTCTTTTTATCTGTCTAACTTATTAAAAAAGTGCAGAATTTAATCTGCACTTTCCTTTATGCAATGTTAAATTTTTTACTGTACTTTTATTACTACCTTTTCTTCTGTCCACATATTTGTCTCGTATTCCAACTCAATAGACTGTGCATTTACAGGAACTGTATAATACGTTTTGAACGAAATATTTCTTCCCGGAGATAAGTTTGTATTCATAAAATCGCTATCATCAAGAGTAAATACCTGATCCATAGTCGTGTTATCTGCATAACAATCAAAGTCATAAATGCTCACGTATTCATCTGAATCACCTGTATTCTCAAATGTAAATGAAACCATAATATACTTCATTCCATCCGTTGGCGCATTCCAACCGTATTCATTCTCATAATCTTGGAAATCAGTGCTTGCTTCGTTTACCGTTATTTTCAAACCAGACTTTTCAAAAGAAGAACCTACTGTAAGAACATTTGATTGCTCTGTTTCTTTTTCTTTTGGCTCTTCAATGTCTTTCGCTTCTTCCTTTTTCCCTTTCTCTTCTTCGGAATTATCTTCTTTTACAACTTCTTGATTTTGTGTATTTCCTGTTGTTTCTGTTTCTTCATCACTCGTAGTTAAAGCCATGATTGTAAACAAAGCAAGAATAACAGTCAAAACTATTCTTCCAACCATATTTCTTGGTTTTTTAGAAACCCAAAGAAGAACAAGACCAACAGGTGGAAGAAAAATACACATCAAAACTACAAACCACGTTTTCTTATAAAATGGCTCTTTTTGTTGATTATTCGGAGCATTATTAAAATTTTGCTGATATGCTCCGCTTACATTTTGTAGTGGTTCTCCACAATTCGTACAAAACTTACTGTTTTCTGGATTTTCCGTGTTGCATTTGTTACATTTCATTTCCTCGTATACCTCCCATTCGTATGATACCAACATTCTACCACAAAAACGGGCAAAATGAAAGAAGTAGACTAAGCTACCTCTCCCCCTTTAATAAACGCACTGTTTTTATATGTGTTCCATAATCCTGCCGTTGCATATCTACTTTTTGATAATTCCGAAATCAACCGTTCTCTTGTCATTTCTGGATTTGACTTTCTAACATCTTCCAATAATTCATCTATTTTATCCATATTTCACCTCTCTTGACATTGCACTCATTAAATCATCCAGAAGATAAATCAAATCTTCTCCGTAAATGCTGATCCAATCCGCAAGAAATTCTTCCTGTTCAATCGGAATCGAAATATTATAGGACATCATAAAACAGTGGCATAATTCATGGCATAACACTTTTTTAAGAAATGCGCCGGATAGCAAATCGGATAAATATACGCAATCGTCATTCCCGTCTGTAACACCTACTGTCAAAGAGCCATCACTTCTATGTAGTTTTTCACTTGCAGCATTTACAAATTCAATATGCCACATTCGATTATTGATTATAAATGTCATGTTATCACCTACTTAAAAAGGGGTCTGATTCGACCCCTTAAATTTTAGACTACCTTTTGAGCAAGTACCTGCAACTTATTCTTAAGCAATGTTTTTTCCTCGTTTGACGCATCGGAAATCATTTCTGTAATGTCGGTTCCAAGTTCGCTCATGTATTTTTCCAGCTCTTTCATTTTATGCTGCTTTTCTTCGGCGGAATTACCGGAATGATTTTCTTTAGTCTCCATATATGAACGCCTACTCATACCAGAGCGTCCTTCTCTGACATCACGTCCAGCTTCACCGCTGTAATAACTACGGCTTCTTCCGGAAGAAGTGAAATTTGATCTTTCCATTCCTCCGGATCTTGGATCAGATCCGCTACCGGAATAATACATTCTTCCTTCAGACCGATCCATATCACGATAATATTCCGGTTCATGTTCACGATACATTTCCGGAGTCATGTGGTAATACGGCGTATAACTTCTACGTCCATCACCACGTCTCATAAATCTGCCAGATGTCTTGCTTCTAGGCTGCCCACGGTAATATCTGCGCATATCGAAATCTTCATAATCTTCGGATTTTTCATCTTCCGGGTCATATTCATTCATTGCTTCAATCACTGTTTTGTAATAGCAAGCCTCAAGGTAATCTTTCTTTGCACACATAAGGTCTTTGTAAATATCTGCAACATCTCCAAATTCTTTCGTGTCTACATTATCAATTCCCTTGTTAAGCTGTTCAGCCATAGTTTCTTCTATTTTTTCTAGCATTTCATGTAATTTATGCATTATGCGTCACCTCCTGTCGGACCGGGTGCTACTGCCGTACCTTCTCCGTTAATTGCTCTCAAATTATTTGTTGTGCAACAAACTCTTTTACACAATCTAAATGTGCCGGAATCTGCGGACGTATGAACAATAGTTGCATATCGTGTACGCGTTTTGATACCGCATGCACTTACTGGTTCGCATCCAGGCTGTGTAAGCGGATACAAAACACTTCCTTCCCCGATTTGGATAAAAACCGGGGCGTTAATCACTGTTGTATCAGGAATTGCCTGTCCAACAACGATACAATATTTTTCATTATCGTTATAAGAGCCTGCCGGAATTCTTATAACAAGACCTGTTCCGGCTGTGTATACGACTGATTCTGAAATAATCAAACGATTACAAAGCCGGCAAG